TCCTTTCACCATCACAAAAAGCCTCTAAAGGTGTATCCTTAACCTGTTCGACATTATGCCCACCAAAACCTAAGTTATATATATGATTAAAGGCATCTGGAATTTTGCTAGTGTCTAAATATAGCTTACCTTTATTATCTTTTTTAAAGTGCATGTCACACCAAGCAGGGATTATGTAACCACTTGTCATCATATCTCTTACAGGCAAACATTGCTTTATAGTAGGTACTTTAAAAACACTTGCTGACGGGCATTGGCATTCTTTCTTCAAATCTTTATACCAACTAGGAATAAATTTTGAGGCTGGTTTAGGGCAAGGTATAGCGCCCAATACGTCCTCATGCGTGCTAAATTTTATTTTAGGCACTTGGGTACTCCAACCAATTTACATCCTCATAACCAGAATCATCAGGTATGTTATTTAAAAAATTTCTATAATCAATAACAGTCTGAGTTTCTGTTAAAGCGCCAGAGGCCAAATCAGATTTTAATTTATCTAACCATGTATTTTTTACTGGAAATGTTGATAACATTTTATTCTCCTATACATATCCATTTTTATATTTTGATTGTAAAAAAAGTAAATATTCAATGTACTCATTTACTTTTTCTTTCCAGTTTGTGTCAACACTAGGATGTATTACACCAGACTTCGCTGATGCAAATGTTTGCTCTGCCCATTTTAGAGGTTTAGGGGTAGTATATAAAAAATTATTTATGTGAGTAAAAGAGCCTAAGTGCCTATTTTGAGATAAATCAAAATGGTCTACTTTTTTACCTTTTATGTACGCAATTAAGGCACTCTCGCTTTTCATAGTCGAATATACATATTCGCAGTTATCCATCAAAGCATACAAATCAGAATTTGAGTCTGCAAAATTAATACCTCCGAGATAGTCGCTTAATTCAGTGTAAACCTCATCCTGAGAAACAGGGTGTTTTTTAAATATTACATTATCATTACCATGTTTATCTAGTATTTTTTTTAATTTACCTACGCAACAATGTTTTTTTAATTTATTTCCACCTGTTAAAACAACTAAAGCCTCTGTTGCCTTTTCTTCTGCTGTAAATTTGTATGTATATTTAGAATAATCTTTTCGCTCTTTTATAAACTTAACGTGACCCTTGCTTAAACCATCCGCATAAGCATCACTCATTTGCCGAACACTTTGTTCATAATTTAAAGGATGCATTATTAATAATCCTGCATAAGTAGTATAATTTACAGTATTAAATGCTAAAGGCTCTGAAGCGGTTACATCAAAATCTAAATTTAAATCTATTTTTTTAAATTTTTGGCGAATATAATCTTCCACCTCTAAAAGAGGATTATGTTTATCTGACCAAATAATATCAGCGCCTTTAAATTCTAAATGCGAAGCTATAGTGCGATTTTCTGCACTATCTAATGCTTTTTTAATTTCATCACAGGGCTTACAGCAAGGTTTAGCTAAATTAAGCATAAAAGTCAGTCGTCCTCTCGGTTGCACGCGACGTGCTAAACGTAGTTGTAGTAGACCTAGATGTGTTAAATGTAGTTGTAGTAGACCTAGATGTGCTAAATGTAGTTGTAGTAGATTTGGATGTATTAAATGTAGTGCTGAAACTAGTATTATTGCTAGAAGTTCGATATGCTATATTATAATAATTAAAGTTTATACCGCCACAGCATGATCCGTGATAAGCAGGGTCACTCCAAATGTTACCCCTATGGTATGTTTTTCCGTCAGCGCCCGTAAAAGACGTTACATTTGGATCAGTATTTTGCTGTGTAGTGCCTTCACCTGGCTCATTCCAATTTGCCTGCACTTTGTATAAACCGCCATTACCAGCATACTTAATCCATACAGAATACCCTGAATTAGCCGCATTATTTTGTGCAGGGGTCGTGCTAACACTAGTAGACCTTGTAGTAGACCTAGATGTGCTAAATGTAGTGGTAGTAGACCTAGATGTGTTAAATGTGGTTGTAGTAGATTTGGATGTACTAAATGTAGTGGTTGTAGACTTAGAGGTATTAAACGTAGTTGTGATACCTGTAGACCACTCCTTTATCCCATTTATAAACCAAGACATTATGCAAAGTCTCCAATATAGTTTACTAATATATTACTTGAGTCCAACACATAGTAAGACAATACGCTGATCTCATTTGCATTTGTAGCTTGAACAATTGACGCGCCATTTACAGGTGTCTTACATTCCGATGGCAGTGTAAAGCTACGTCCACCTGTAGCATCCTGTTTAAATATAATATTTCCTTGACGCCCTGCATCCTTATTACTAAAGGCAATTGTAGTGCTTGCTGTTAGTGTAGCATAGTGGTTGTTAGCAGATGCTAAATCTATAGTAGATGTGCCGCCTGACATGGTAAGACTATTCTGTAGTTGGCGAATACCAGCGCCTACATTGATACCTTTGTTAAAAGTTGCGCTACCACCATTAGACATATCAAGGGTGAGGGCGTTGATTGTACTTCCACCATCGTTGCCTGAAAAAACCATGTCATAGTCGGCAATTTCACTTTTAAGTGTGAAAGTTGTTCCATTTTTAAAGAAAGCTCCAAAGTTACTACCAGCATCATTTATTCTAACAACACCATTAGAGTCAGCATCAAGGATAATCTCTCCTGCAACGTCTAGTGTTAAGTCGCCAGAGCTTACGTCAATCTCATTGCCATCAATGGTTATGTTGTCTACTGACACAGATGTAGCCACCACTGTAGACGCAGAGTTTGCGCCAATTGGCGTTCCATCGATTGATCCAGAATTAATATCAATACCAGTGACAGGCGTCGTACCATCTAAAAGATTATCGACGTTATCTAAGTTGGTATTTATTTTTGTACCCCAAGTATCCTCGGATGCGCCGACCTCTGGTTTCACCAGACTGTATGTGGTTGTTGTAGTATCTGCCATGTTAAGCTCCTATAGTTGGCCTTTCGGCCTAATATCGTTCATCAATGTAAGAGAAAGACGCAGTAGGCGCTGATCGCATACTGCCACAAAAATGCTTAAATTGCAACATCATGCGGCTGTCCATATTTCTGTTACTTTTGGAATTGTTTCCCACTTCTCAATTGCATTGCAAGTTATTGTCGTTGACGCAGATGATACCCCAGAGAACAACATAATTTTATCGCACGTCGCAGTTGCAGATGAGGTTGTAGTTATTGTTGCGCCAGACTGATTAACATCAGACCCACTAGATGCCGTACTCGATACCCCAACAACATTGTTTGATGCAACCTCACGAACACGCTCCATATCTGACGTGTTTGTTACCGATATGGATATTGTTGACCCAGCGTTTTGCACTCTATTGGGCGTAGCTGTGGCACTTGCCGTTGCCGCAATAGTTGACGAGCCAACAACGTCAAATACAAATGACGCCGCGCCAGATAATGTGCTAGACGCTGTTGCGCTTGCGTTCCTGTCACGACCAGCAGATGCAGTCGTGCCTGACGCTGTGATTATAATTGATCCACTTAATCTAGCGCGTATAGCAGAAGAGGCTGTAGCCGATACAGCAACAACTGCACCAGCTCCATCAGTGACAAATCCATCTAGCCCAAAATTATATGAGCCGTATGTACTTTGTCCAAATCCACCACGATATTCAGCCATTTATTAATCTAACGTAATATCAAGATCGCCTGCTGGTAATCTAAATACGTCACCAGTATCAATTGCTTTGCTTGTTGTTAGAGCCGCGTATGCAATTAAGTTGCCGCCTGTTGCCGCATCAAATACTCCAACGTGTGAAACTGTTCCATAAGATGCAGTCGCAGTAGGGTACTCAACAGATGCAGAATTTGATGCAGTATTGCCAGATACAGTAAACGCAACTGATTGACGTGCATATGCGCCGCCTGTTACTTCAGTACCACCACCAGTATCACTTGGTGCGGCTGTGTATAATGCAATGTGCCACGCAGTAGGACGTGTCACTGAAGATGCAGTAAACACATAGTTTAATACTCTTGTTTCGAAATCGTTTGAAAAACTCATTTTAATATGCCCTTATTTTCATGCGGCGACCAGAGCCGCCATATTTAGTTTGATCGCTGACTGCATTAATTGCGTCAACAGCGCTTTGATACAAAGCCGCCCAAGTAGTAATTCGAGCGTCTTCTTTTAAATATGGGGCTGAGTGTACCAAAGCTCCATACAAATAAGCATCTGGGTATTCGTCCAGAAGCCAATTAGTTGTATTACTGTCAGATAATGCAGGAATTTTCTGATAATAATATAATTCTGCATCGTAAACGCCATCTGGCGCTGGGTGCACCTGTAATTCACCCGCACTTAAAGCGTAATATCTTGGTTTTCCTGATGTATTTAGACTTTGAGCTTGTCGTGATAGTAGCTGCGATTGAGAAATCAACTCAAGTGGGTTTGTATCGCCGCTTGTTACATGAAATCTAATAGGCTCAAGTAAATCCGCAGGTATTGCGCTATATTTTGTATCAATTTCAGCCGTTGACCGCGCTTCCATCTTCCAATGACGTATATTCCTATTCATATCAGCTTCAACAAGCGATATAAAAGTAGGAGATATTGTATCTAAATCATCCCTGTTTAAAAAATCAGTTATATTTGATTTTAATTCTGCATACGTCGTAATTGACATTACATTAAACCTAACTCTGTTAATACTTGTGGGTCAGTGTTATCGTAAAAATACCTTAAAGCTTCTCTTTCAGTACCTTCCCTACCTTCTGTCATTGCTTTTAGAATTGGTAAATAAAATACATCGCCTTTTATTTTTTCATAAAATCTATTAAAGGCAATATCAGACTCCATAGCAGGTGCTTGAGTGCCGTATCCTGGTGGGTTTGCGTCTATAGTTAATGGTGTAGTCCCATATCCTGGCATTGGATTATTTGGCATTGCGCCGTATCCTGGTGGGTTTGCATCTATAGTTAATGGTGTAGTTCCGTATCCTGGCATTGGATTATTTGGCATAACGCTTTGCGTAGCTAAAACTCCACTAGGCGGATATTCTGGGTAATCATATATAACTTCATCAGGTCTGCTTGTAGATGGCATATCTAACGCATCTGGACGCATATTTACCCTTCGGCTTCCATAACCAGGCGGTGTTGCGTTGATTTTATTCATATCTGACATGCCAGACGTCATTTTTGACAATAATCCGCGCTTAACTCGGTCATTTCCCTCAAAATTAGCCTGCCCTAACGTGCCGTAACTGGTTTTTTCGCCAAAATTCTCTGGCCTTTTGCCATCCGCACCTAATAATTGGCCACCAACGTATTCCATGTTGTCGCCAGGCGTTAAAATATTGGCTAAAAATTCAGTTATGCTGTTTCTGTCGTTTGCTCCCCTGTCCAGGGAGTTAAGGAAACTTAAAAAGTTATTCTGAGCCATATTTTGACCTTTTTTTGCTTAATTTTTTACACTTTATCACAATTTATCTACTTTATCCAGAACCATACGCATCCTATCTGATAATTTCCACCTTCCAGACCGCCATTCGGCAGCGTATTGTGCATCTTCTAAGGATAAACCCTTGCTAACGTAGTATTTTATCCACTTAGCCATTACTAAATTTTTCATTTTCGGAGATAAATGAACAAATTTATTTTTTTTCATGCAATTCCTTTTAAATTTCTCTTAATTGGCCGTTTCCAAGTGGAAATTGAACCTGATAATGCCGTAGCTGCGTCCGAAGCCATAGTTAAACACAAAGCGTCGGCTAAATCGGGCGATTTTAAGCCTCTTTTACGCATTTCATCCTTACTTTCCGCCTTCATTTTGCCTGATGATGTAAAAGAATACCGAATTGCAGTTAATTCCGCCAATAATTGATCATCTTTGGGCAGTTTACATGACCTATCTTCCAACCAACCCTTTGCCTTAAACCATAATTCGCTGCGTAAATTCATATATGTGTGACCCATAGCAGGCGCTTCACTTACATTAACACCGCGCACTGGTGCGCCTAATTCACGTAATCTATCTACAACACCCCCGCCAACACCAATACTATCAACGAGTATTTCACTTGGGCGCACGCTTGGCGATAAACTTTCGTATTCTGCCATGACACGACCAACAGTTTGCATAAGATCGAGCCCTTGCCAGGCGCGGATTTCTGTAACAACATTGCCGTATCTTTTGCACAATGCAGTTTTATCTGTACCAAACCGCGCAACATCTAAGCCCCAAATTGGCTTTATATCAGGTGTAATCTCAATATCTCTATGTATTGCGCTTTCTGCTATATGAAACGGAATAATCGTATCATCATCAGCTAATGGAAACTCACCTAAAACACGAATTCGAAAAGCATTGCTATCTTCGCCGTATCTTTCACGCATTTCATCAACAAATTCATCAGAAACAAGCGGGCTATCAACACATGACCAACGCCGCGTCCACCAGGACTTTGCCATACGTGTTTGGCTTTCGTAAAATGTACCTGATGATCGTGTAGGGTTAGATAGTAAAATTGTCGTTGCGCTGTGGCCAGACATTGACCCTGCCGCAGCTTCAAACACTTTTTCTGGCACACCCGACGCCTCATCTACAACTAACAAAACATTTTCTGAGTGCACACCAGCTAGGGCTTCT